ACATTGCCAGCAGATTTGCAAGCTATAAACATTAGAAAGAACTTTAGCAGAACTCAAATTGAGCAAGGCAGTAGCCAAATCGCTTACCAAAAAATCTTGTCTTATACCTTGGATATTTTCCAAGTATCTTGATAAATAAAAATTTATGTATATTTGTTAAAACGAATAAGCAATGGCAACATATCAATTAGGCAATTTCTTTACTTTCGAGTGGAACTCTCTTCCAGTCGTTTGTAAAACCTCCGCTTCTGTTTCAATTTCCAACGAATCTGTAATTGTAAGAAACGATTGCACAGGCGATTATGGAGTTAGACTAGAAGGCGGCGACAAATCAGGCTCTTTCTCTTTTAGTGGAGACCTCGATTTTGCATCTACTGGAGCATCCAACCTCTCAGCTTTTGACTTGATGGAAGATATCGGCAAAGTATTTGAATTGGTTTTTGGAGGTACTGAGTCAGGTGACAAAATTATTACAGTTGACGCTCAGTTAAACTCTCTTGAAATTACCGCAGAAAGAAACTCTCAAGTATCTTTCTCAGGAACTTTCGACTTTGCTGGCGCTCCAGTAATTAGCGTTATACCAACCTAATAAACATATATGGCTAAATACCATTCTACTCCCTTTAAAGAAGGGGAGATTTTCTTTTACCCAAATCTTGGGGCATTGGCTAATTTTGAAGACTTTACTGGAAAAAGTTTAGGTGAAGTTTTTCAAAATGGAAAGATGCCAAAGCTAGATTTAATTTACGCTTTGCTTATTGAATGTCACAAAGTTGCTTGCATTCGTAAATCGGCAAATCCAATTAGCTTAGATGAGTTAAAAACTTGGGTTGAGGGTAAAGAGGTAATTAATTTATTTAACGACGTTTTGGCCGACTTGCTTTTGGAGTTGGGGATTGGTGAAAGTACCGAACAAAAAAAAACGTAAGTGAAGACGAAAGCGAGAATTACAATGCTCGCGAAAATTTATTGCTGCTCGTAGGTCGGACAAAAATCCCTTATGAGCAGCTTTTTCATTTAAGCCGTAAAGAGTTAAAGGTTTTAATAAAAGGCCACGAGATAGACCAAAAAGACATGGTAGAGGCAATGCGTAAACAGGCTATAATTTTATTGCAACCTCATTTAAAGAAGGGAGTAAATTTAGACCCAACAAAAATTTGGCCTTTGTCCTGGGATAATAATCCAAAGCCTTTGGAGTCAACGCCTCAAGACTTTGCTAAAGCAAAGAAATTGTTGGAAATTGCATCTAAACTAGAAAGAAATGGCAAATCCAAGAATAGAGGTTGAGATAGGCGCTAAGATTAGCGAATTCGATAAAAAATTTAATGAGGTAAATTCCAAACTTGACCAGTCAGGCAAAGAGTTTAGCAAATTTGAAAAAATCTCCTCAACTGCATTAACATCTTTAGGAGCTGCTTTTTCTGTTGGAGCAGTTTTAAGTTTTGGAAAGGCGATAATTGATACGACCGCACAATTCCAAAAAATGGAAGCGGTTTTAACTAATACTTTAGGTAGTAGCTCAGCCGCTCAGGTGGCAATGAATCAAATTGTAGACTTTGCCTCAAAAACACCTTTTCAAGTTGACGAATTAACAAACGCTTTTGTAAAATTAGCCAACCGAGGATTTACGCCAACAGTTAAAGAAATGACGGCTTTAGGTGACTTGGCATCCTCAACTGGAAAATCTTTTGACCAATTAGCCGAAGCAACTTTGGACGCAATGACTGGAGAGTTTGAGCGTTTAAAAGAATTTGGCGTTAGGGCCAAAGCCGAAGGAGATAACGTCGCGTTTACTTTTAAAGGTGTAACTACTGAAGTAGAAAAAACAGACGTAGCTATACAAGAGTATTTAATTAGCCTTGGAGAGGCTGAAGGAGTTACAGGCTCAATGGCGGCAATTTCTGAGACCGTAGGCGGTAAAATATCCAATTTAGGAGACAACTTTACTCAATTACAATTAGCAATTGGTAACTCTTCGAGTGGGTTGGTTTCAGGTGTTTTAGATTTGGCCAATAGTTTAACCAGCAAATTAGTAACCTCATTAACCGCAGTAAATACAGTTGCTCAGTATACTGGAGAAAATGGCTTTGTAACTTTTGGCAAGCAATTACTTTCTCTTTTAAATCCAATTTATGCCAATAAATTAGAAGGCCAGGCAATATTAATTAAGGGAATTCAGAAAGCATCTGTTGAAGCTGCTGCTGGTGTTGAGACATTTAATGAAGTAAGCGACGAAACAAAGGCAGAGGAAAGAGCGAAGGCGTTTGAAGAATATTCCAAAGGATGGGACAAACTTAATAAAGTAATTTTGGCTGGTAATCCTGAAATGAATACCGCTAATTTTCTACTAGAAAGGCAAACTAAACTCGCAAAAGAATTAGACGCAAGTTTTCTTGCTATGGCTGAATCAATTGCAAAGCCAATGCCCATTGGATTAGATTTAGATAAACTAGCGGAAAGTATAGTAATACAACCCGAGATTGCAGACATTGACGAATCCAAAAAAACTAATTTCTTATTAGCCTTAAAAGATTTTAACGCTGAAGCTTCGGCTATTATAACAAATGGAGCGGTTAATGGATTAGGAGATATTGGCTTTGCGATTGGTGAGGCTTTAGCTACTGGAGGCGATGTTGTAAAAGCTGCTGGTAATGCTCTTTTGGGCGGTGTTGCAACTATTGCCGAAGGATTGGGACAAGCGGCTATTAAAGTAGGTGTCGGAATGATTGCAATTAAATTAGCATTTAAAAACCCAGCTACGGCAATTGCTGCTGGTGTTGCCTTAATTGCATTGGCTGGATATATTAGAGCTAAGATTGGTGGAGGTGGAGGAGGAGGAGGTATTACCTCAGGAATTGGAGGAGGAGGAGGCGGTGGTGGTTCTTCCGTTGGAGCGTCAGGTGTTGGAGGCGGTGGCTCGTCATTTACTGGAGGCGCTCAAGGTGGTTTATTTGAGCAAAACAGAGATGTGAGCGGCGAGTTTGTAGTAAAAGGAAACGATTTGGTTTATGTTTTAGGACAAGCAAACAATAAGATAAATAAAGGCTAATGGCTAACGATTACAGATTATTACTTGCAGTTCGAGAAGGTCTTGGAACGATTACCGTTAACGGCGTTGCTCCTTTAGAATTCTATACAGAAGGCGATTCGCTTACAATTGCAGTTGCACCCGAGTCGGGTTATCATACGGCTATGTGGTATAGCTCTCCAGGCAATACTTTCTTGTCTTCTAGCTTGTCTTTTAGCTACACCATGCCGAGTGAGGATGTTAAAGCATACGTTGTTTTAACAGGACAAAACGCGCCTGTAAATGATTACGGACTAAAATATGAGGGGGGGTATGCGACCAACTACGGCGGCAATGTTTGGAACTTGCAAATTTTCAGAACTGGCTATTCAGGAGCGGTTACACCTTTGCTGATTAACGACATCACCTACAATTGGGGTAATACAGGAAACGACCCATTAGAGACAATAATTGGCTCCTCGGTTGACTTTACAATCGCTGGCGAAACTGGAGATTTTAACGAGTTTCTTGTTGGTGGCAATCGAACTTGGAGAGTTGCGTTAAATCAAGTTAGCGCAAACAACGATATTACTGATTGGCAAGCCGCTTCTCCAACTGGAGGTTTTAGAGGCATGGCTTATGGAAATGGGTTTTTTGTTGGTGTTTTTGCAAATGTGCAATATTCTTCGGATGGAATTACTTGGACAAGTGGCGGTTATTTAGGTGCTGAACACGTTACTTATGGAAATGGTCAATTTGTAGCCATTGGTTTTGTAATTGCTTCAGGAGTTCCAACATCATATATTAATACCTCACCAGATGGAATAACATGGACAAGCAGAACTCCTAGTGAGGTAATGACTTTTCAAGATATTTCATTTGGAAATGGATTATATGTTGCGGTTGCTAGTACTGGAACTAATCGTATAATGACATCACCAAATGGAATTACTTGGACATCAAGAACAACAAGTATAAATCCATCATTTAGCGGTGTTGCTTATGGTAATGGAATTTGGGTCTCGGTTTGTAGCGCATCTTCAGGAGGGACAACTTTTACTTCTTATGATGGTTTAAATTGGGATGAGCAAGCAACAGTTTTTAACTCTACGACAATTTTTTTTGCAGATGGTAAATTTACTACTGGCTCAAGATATTCAGTTGATGGATTAACTTGGATAAGTAATTCAATACCATTTTCTCCAGAGTCAATAGCTTATGGAAACGGATATTTTGTTGCAACTAGAAGTAGTGGAACTAACCGAATAGCTTACTCTACAAACGCAATAAATTGGACTGCAATACCAGCGGCTTCAGTTGCTACTTTTGAATCGATTGCGTTTGGAAATAATACCTTTGTAATTGGAGCAACAAGTGGAACAAGTAAAATTAATTACTTAGAATTTGAAGGCGTTCAATCTTTCTTTAGCGGATACATAGCACCTGACTTTATTACATCTCCCTATAAGAGTGGGCCAAAGCTTTTCTCTTTTACTGCGGTTGATGGATTGAAAGGATTTGATTCAATACGCTCAAACTTTACCTCTTGGCCTGATCCAAGAACTCAAGCCTTATCGGCAGTTGTTGGTGCTTTAAATCAATCTTTTGTTGAGCAAAGACCTGTCTTTATTGGTTGCGAAATCCACGAGGCTAGAATGGATTATGACGAAAGCGTTTTCCGTCAATTTAATGTGCCACAAAATGCAATATTTACCGATGGACTAGACGCTAAATTTAGCAACGGAGTAAGGATTGAAAACGAGCAACTTTACCTAAAGAACACAATCGAGAGAATGGTTAACCCTTTCCTTTGTCGCGTGTTTTTGTGGAAAAATCAATTTTACGTTGTAAGATTGACCGAGTTAGGCAAGTTATCTTACAAGATGTACGAATTTTTGCCCGACCTAAGTTTAACGGCAACAAGTACAATTGTAAACGGCGACGACTTAAACGCCGATATTAACTCTCCTGAAGAAACCGCTAGAAGAGTATTTACAGAATTTAACTCTTATTTAAATCTAGGTGTATTAGACGTATATAGCCAGGGAGGAGTATTTGACGCTAAATTTGGGATTGAGGAGTGGAATTTAAACGGAGTTGGCTCAACTTACGACGGCATTTACCAATTAAAGCTTTGGGATTATCACATGGCAATCCCAACTAACCAGCCGTCAAGCGTGCCAAGTGGAAATACGGCCTTAGTGCAGTACGTTTCAGGGGGGGGGGAGTATGTACAAATATGGACAACAACCACAACCGATGGAATAGACGACCCGAACTTGTCTTGGATTTCGGCAAGCACAAACACAACTGGAGGAGCAATTACAATTGCAGAGGAGACGGCCAACACTATTTCTTTGACCTTTCAATACATGGTCGAAAGAGTAAGCACGAGTTACGCGGTTACTCCAGCGGCTCACGCCGTTGGCCTTATGATTAAAATAGGCAATCAATACTTGTCAAGAACTGGAGCAACAACCTTTGCTTGGACTGCTACAAGTACGGTAATGGAATTTACGGTTACGGCTGGCTCTGTTTGGAATCCCATTGCAATAAACAACGTATTAGTCCCAGTTGACGGGGAGGTTGAAATTAGATTGCATCAACTAATCTGTAATGGAGGAACGGCTAACAGATACGTTGTAAGGTATGAAAACCTTTCGCTAAAGATTGAGAAAACAGATGGCTTATCTTTGTCAAAGTTAGGAGTTAAAGCGGTTACTGGCTCACCTTATGCCAACGTGCATCCCGATTACAATACATACATTGGCGACGCAATTACGAGCAACTCAGTTTCGGCTATTCGATTGCTAGATTTTGGTAATGCAGTTTCTACGGATTGGACTAGAGATGGAGTTGAAGAGTTACCTTTGCTAGACATAATCGTGCAAGAATTAGCTAACTTGAAAGGCCGAACGAATTACAGAGTTTTAGCAACCATTGAGCGAAGACCAATAGACCCTTTTAGAAGTTTCTTGTTTAACGGACGATATTGGGCGCTAATGAGTTACGAACTTGATTGCAGAAAAGGAACGGCTAGAATTGAGCTTTACGATTTAGGAATAGAACCAACGACATAAATGGAAGACGTAAATATTAGCAAATTTAGAGCGCAAGTTGTTAGAGCTGGCTCAACTCCAGCCTCTCCAGGCTTTGTTGTTTCCGAGGGGCAAAATCCAGTCGACCCAAGTGGAAGCGGTCAAAACCATTTGCCAGTAACAATTGCAACGGCCTCAACTGGTTTGTCTATTACAGAAAGCCAAGTTTTAGGTGGCGCAGGAACTGTTGGGCAATACATTAGAGGCGATGGCTCTTTGGCTGACTTTCCAGCAACTACGGGCGGAGGCTCCTCTGTTAGCTATTATTTGAATGGTTCTGTTTCGCAAGGCACAATCGGAGGAGTTGCTTATAAGGAACTTAACAAAACGCCAATATTTGGCGCTGGAACTGACATAAGCATAAACGCAGATGGATATATTGCCTCATTTATTACAGATGCTGGCGACCCTAATAAACTACTTATTCCAGCTGGAAACTGGAACTTAGAAACCTATTTTAGCGCGTCAAGTAGTGGTGGAACGCCTTCGTTTTATGTTGAGCTTTACAAGTACAATGGCTCGACATTTACTTTAATTGCATCAAGTAGCTCAGCGCCTGAATTAATCGCTTTTGGCACAAATTTAAATCCATATTTCAGCACGTTAGCGGTGCCTGAAACAATTCTAACTTTAACAGATAGGTTGGCGCTTCGATATTACGTTACACATTCAGGCCGTACAATCACTTTGCATACAGAAAACAACCATTTATGCCAAGTTATTACCACGTTTACAACTGGCTTGACTGCATTAAACGGACTTACTAGCCAAGTGCAATATTTAACGGTTGGGACTAGCGGAACAGACTTTGCAATTTCTAGCGCAAGCGATACCCATACGTTTAATTTACCAACGGCAAGCGCGACAAATAGAGGCGCTTTAAGCTCGGCGGATTGGACAACGTTTAACAATAAGACCTCAAACCTTGGAACGGTTACCTCTGTCGGCTTATCATCAGCCACTAGCGGCGTTACTATTGGCTCAACTCCAGTAACAACAAGCGGAACTATTACCTTAGCAATTGCAACGGCCAGCGGCTCGCAAAATGGCTTGTTATCGAGTACCGATTGGACTACCTTTAACTCTAAGCAAAACGCGCTTACTAACCCAGTAACGGGAACGGGAACGACTAATTACTTGCCAAAGTTTACAGGCAGTACAACGATTGGGAATTCAATAGTTAGTGAAAGTTCAGGTATTATAACTGTTGCTGGTAGATTTAATGCGAATGGAAATGATTATCATACATTATCAGTTGATGAAGGTAGTGCACAATTAAGACTTGAAAGAAAAATTACAAGCACAGGTCTAATGTATTTAGGTGCTGACAATGTTGGTTTTAAAATATTTGACTCTGGGTTTACGCCTCGTTTAATTTTAACCAGCGGTGGCAACCTACTTGTCGGCACAAATACAGACGCTGGCTTTAAGCTAGATGTTAACGGTACTGGGCGGTTTAGTGGGAGTGTGACGGCTGGAAATATTATTGCAAGAAGAGACTCTACAACTAGCGCAACAGACGCTCAATTTATTTCAGAAAATCGAACAGGCAGTTCAGGACAATATGCTATATATGGAAGCAGATTAGATAATGGTTCAGGGGCTGGTTTTGTACCTGTTGCTTTTGGGGCTATTCAAACATCTGGAGCGGGTAGAACTGGCGATTTTATTATAGCTGTTTCAAATACAGATAATGTAAACCTATCTACTCACGAACGAATGCGAATTACCTCAGACGGCTACGCTAGGCTATCAGCTAGCTCAGGAGGTATTCAATTTAATGGAGATACGGCGGCGGCAAACGCTTTAGACGATTACGAAGAGGGTACATTTACACCATCAATGACATTTGGTGGTGGGTCTTCTGGAATTAGTTATTTTGATAGAATCGGTAATTATACAAAAATAGGAAGTCAAGTTACTTGCACTATATATTTAGCTTTAACTGGAGTTGGAAGCTCTACTGGAACTGCAAAAATAACAGGCCTTCCTTTTACTGCATCAAATGCAAATAGAGGAATAGCTGCCGCCTCAACAATAAGATTTAACTCAATAGTTTTTGTCGGTCAATTAGGCGTGCAAGGTCAAACAAATGGAACTGTTATTGACTTTTTTCAAACAACCGAGGCTGGAGTTTCTAGTGCTTTGACTAATTTAAATTTTAATAGTTCTTCAGAAATGGTAATAACAATAACTTATTTTACTGCATAAAATGGCACTAACAGAAAAAAAAATTATCGACAAAATAGAATTACTTGAAAACAATTCTATACAAGTAAGGACTGCAAATGTAATTGAAAAGGATGGCGTAGAAATTTCACGAATCTTTCACCGCCATGTGGTAAATCCTGGCGACGACCTAGCAGAGCAAGACCTAAAAGTTAAATCAATTGCTAATGCAATTTGGACAGACGAAATAATTTTTAACTTTTTACAATCGCAAAATAAAATAGCATGAAAAAAATAGAACCAGTAACAATTTGGAAAAACGGCGAAAGCCAAGAGGCTAATTTATTAAATGCCTACATTATTAACGACAACTTGCAATCGTCTTGCTCGTTTTACTATTCGCTAAACACAAGCGGAGACGGAACGGAGGCAATGCCATTATTATTGGGTCAAGTAGTTGCCGAGGGTAACCTAACAATGGACGGAGAACAATATTTGGCTTGGGGCGGCTCAAATGATATTGCCTTTGCTTACATTGCAGAAAAATTAAACTTAACACTTATTGAAACTGTATGATTGTAAACCTAGTCGTTGCCGTTACTGACATTGAAGGCAACAAAATCACAAATGAAAATGGCGAGTTTATGTACTTGTCAAAAATGGTTGGGAATGCTTTGTTTTCAGCCGAAGAGAAAGACGACCCAATTAGAGTTTATGAGTTGGCAAAAAAGATTTATCACTCTAAAGCAGAAATTGAACTAAGTAAAAGCGATGCCGATTTAATCATGGACAAGGTAAAAGCCAAAGGCTTTACTGTGCTTGTTTTGGGGCCTCTTTACGGATTATTAAAATAAAAGTAATGGTAATTAGAGAGAACCGTTAGTTTGCGGATGTTTAAAACTATAAAACTAGCATACGTCATACTCTATTTAAAGGGCTAAATTTTAGCCCTTTTTTATTTGCTTTAAAATGCCTTATTTTTGGTAAACGAATTAATAAAAAGTAATGCACCACGTCCCTCCATTTGAACAAGTTTTAGGCCTCGGAATTATTGGAACGCTTGCCTCGATTATCGATATGAACGAATCCTTACGATTTCTAATTTTGGTCTTTATGTTTCTTGGCATAGTTATTAAGACTTGGGAGCAAGTAAAGAAAAGCGAGTTTTTCTTGGAGGACATGAAAGGGATTTGGCGCAAAATATTTAAAAAGTAATGGCAAAGGCAGTACAAGCAAACAAGCCAAATTCATTTGGCAAGCGTCGGAACGGAAAAGCTAAAAAATCATATTCTAAAAATGAGCAAAAGCCAAAAAGATATCGTGGACAAGGACGCTGAAAAATCAAAATACATCCGCCTGGGAATTTGGGCGGTTTTTTTAATTGTAGTCGGCGGAGTTGCTGCCTACTTTCTACCTGAGCATTCGGTTGGGTCATTCTTTGACCTACTTAAAACAATTGTAACCTCTTTAATCCTATAATGGAAATAAAAAGAATTTCGAGGAATTTGCACCAAATCAACCTCGACCAAAAAGAGTCCAAAATTGCTTTATTGTCGGACATCCATTGGGACAATCCTAAATGCGACCGAGAGAAATTAAAGCGGCATTTGGATTACTGCAAAGAGAAAGAAATGCCAATATTTATAAACGGCGATTTCTTTTGCCTCATGATGGGGAAATATGACCCTAGACGAAGCAAAAAGGATATTTTACCCGAACATAATAAGGCAAATTATATAGACGCGGTAATTGAGGACGCCGTAGATTGGTGGACACCTTACGCCCATTTAATTACGGTTATTGGTTACGGCAATCACGAGACAGGAATTATAAAGCATTTAGAAACAGACCCATTGCAACGCTTTGTTGATTTGCTAAATTACACGAATAAGACTAGCGTATATACTGGCGGTTATGGTGGTTGGCTAGTCATTAAAAAGCAAGTTGAAACCAACACTTTCATGACAAAAAATTTAAAGTATTTTCATGGAAGCGGAGGCGGTGGTGTTGTTACAAAGGGAGCGATTAACTTGACAAGAGCGTTAGAAATGTATGAGAATATGGATGTATTTGTAATGGGCCACATACACGAAAATTCAAGTCGTAACGATGCTAGGGACACAATCCAATACAACCCAGGTAAGCATTACCACGAGCTATTGCAAAAACAAATTCATCTTGCAATAACTGGAGCCTACAAAGAGGAATATGAGGACGGATTTGGTGGATGGCATATTGAACGCGGCGCCCCAATAAAGCCGACAGGAGGCCGCATTTTAACCTTAGAGGGTCGACGAATTAGGTCGAAGGATAATGACTCTTGGGAATTGTTAGTTGATTCTTGTAAATTTCCGTTATGAAACTTTCGACAAACTTTAGCCTCGACGAATTTGCCAGCGCTGACGGTACGGCGCCAACAAATGACGTGCTTAAAAACTTGACCGAGTTAGCTAAAAACTTGGAGGCTCTACGTAAGCATTTGGGCCAGCCAATACGTATAACGTCAGGGTTTAGGTCAAAAGAACACAACGCAAAAATTGGAGGCGCTTTAAATAGCTTTCACGTCCTGGGGATGGCGGCCGACATTCAGGTTGCAAAAATGAAACCCGAAGACGTTGCAAAGGCAATAGAGCTATTGATTAAGGATGGCAAAATTAAAGAAGGCGGTTTGGGAATTTACCGAACTTGGATTCATTATGATATTAGAGGAACTAAAGCACGCTGGAAAATATGAAAGCAATTTTAGAATATTATTTACCCGAAGAAAACGACGATTTTCAAGCGGCAATAAACGGCCATAACTATAAAAGCGCCATTTGGGATTTTGACCAGTTGCTAAGGTCTGAAATGAAGTACAAGGAATTATCGGACGATACTTATCAGGCTTATAAATGGTGTCGCGAGGAGCTTAGAAAAATTTTAGAACAAGATAACCTTTTCATCGAGCAATAATGCCACTACCAAAGCCAAAACCAGCCGAAACTCAAAGCGATTTTGTCGCTCGATGTGTTGCAGACCCAATTATGGAAAAGGAATTTCCACGCATCGACCAGCGTTTAATAATTTGTTACGTTCAATTCAGAGGCAAAAAATGAGAGAGTTACTAGACGACGAGCGGATAAGAATTGCAATTATTTCGTTTTTAATTGGCGTTTTGCTGGCTTTTGTTGTTTACCCAAGACCTGAGCAAGAGACAGTATATAAGTTTGAAAGCGTGACAAAAACAGACACTTTAATTGTCGAGGTTAAGGACACCGTTTACGTCCCTAAAACAAAGATAAAAACGCAAGTTTTAAGGGATACAATCCTAGTCGATTATAAGCCTAAAATAAGCCAGTTTAACGCGTCCTTTCCTTTTGAGTATGGAAGTACCAATGTAAGCGGCGAAGTCTTGGGAGAAGTGCTTAAAATGACCGCGACAAGCGATTTTAAAATACCAGTCGTAACCAACACGATTACGAATACAGAAACCAAGACAATTGTGCAAAAACCTAAAGGAATTTACTTGGGCGCTGGCGTCAATTCGTTGCTTCAGCCAAATGCTAAAGTTTCCTATTTGGACAACAAATATTTGTTTAGCTATCAATATCAACCTTTGGAAAAAGTTCACCAAATCGGAATTGCTAAAAAGTTATTCTAAAGGTTAATAAAAGTTCCCAATTTGTCAACTTATAGGTTGTTATTCGGTTAAATTCCGAATTGTTTGTTACCTTTTTATATAAATTCGTCCCAAAAATCGACAATATAAGTGGCCAACCGTCTACATTTTGGCGACATTTGGCACGTTATAAATGCATGAATTTTTCCTAATTGTGGCAGATTCGCCTTATTTAGGTTTTACTATGTCCTGAAGCTGACCCCAAATAGCTTCGCTTAAATCACCCCAGTACATTTCGCATTTGCCATCCTTAATAGGCGGATTCATAAAATAGGATTGCATATACTCGCTTGGCTTTGCCGTAAATCTGTAGCAGCTTTCTTTGTAGGGACAATTTGTCCCTGGGCACATGGTTATGTCAGGACTCATTATTATATGTATTTAGGCGTTTTATTGCACTTTTGTACGATTTATACGGAATTGCATATAAAAATAGCCGTTAATGCGTAGTATATCTTACATTTTATACCCTTTTTGTAAACTCTAGTTAACCTTATCCATTTATCTTTAGCAATACCAGGTAACCAATCAAATCGTTTATAACGTCCTCATCGTCTCGCTCTAAGCTACCATTTTTAATTCGCTTTAGCTTGTCGTCAATCCTAACCAGTAGTCCCTCCTTAGCGGACAACTGACTAAATACGCAAAGAGGCTCAAGAGCGGAGTTTCCGTATTTTAGATTTTTGGCAATTAGCAAGTCCCGTATTTCGTCAAGTACAACACAAACTTGGACGGCAAATAAATTATTCTCCATTATTTAGTATTTTCATCAATAATGCCATGAGCAACAAAATACCAATTATCGTTGGAGTCATTCTTAAAAGTCTTTTTCTCGTCATAATATTGCTTAAATGATTTGTACTCGTCTCCAAACGTGTATTGGCTACTTTTGTATTTTGACCGTCCTTTTTTAACCAGCAATCCATCGGGAAACAAAACGTAAAATTCGTTTTCCTCGACTGCCTGGTTAAACTCCAAATATTGCATCCACCAATCTACTGGCTTTCTGTTTTCGTCCAGCACCTTGGTCGCTTTCAGGTAGCCAAACGGATTTAAAATTTTGTCCTCTTCCATACGCAAGTTAAAAGCATAAAAAATGACACGGAAAAAAAAGATTGCCTTTTGATTAAAATATTTTTGGTAATATGTTGGAATATCAGAAATAAGTAATAATTTCGGGTATTCATTTAAACAAACACCCACAAACCCATTTAAAAATGAGCAATTCAGAAACAGTATCACGCGAATTCTTTGACAAACCATTAGATTTTACCTACGAAGGCCGCGATTACATTTGGTATGGTATTTATAAGCTCCGGAACACAGGACTCCGGGTAGATATTGAGATTTTAGATACAGATTTTTTCGCTTATTACCGAGATTTTAGTGATGTTTTAATACAAATATTACCAACAAATGACATTCTAAGTCAGATTGAGATTGAAATACAAAAAATTATAAATTTTAAATAATCAAAACACACCTATGAACTACGACACAGAAACACATTACGACCAGCAAGTAAATTTTATTTACGAAGGCTTTGAGTACGTTTGGCAAGGCGACTACACTGTTAACAATTCCGCCGAGGACGAGAGCGAGTACGCGCCAGGATATGGCGAAACAGAAATTGTAATAGACCATACCTCCAGCCTATTTTATTTTAACCCGTCAACCGATGAGGTAATTGAGGTAATCCCGACGGCAAGTATTTTAATGGAATTAGAGATAGAAATTGAACGCAACCTTTAAACACTTAAACACCTATGGAAAAATCACAGAGTATCACAAACCTAACGCAAGGCTTAGCCAAGTTCCATGCCATGGTTGGGAAAATTAGCAAAGACGCTAAGAATCCGTTTTTTAAGTCCAATTATGCCAGCTTGCCTCACATTATTACAGAGGTTAGCGAACCGCTCGAAAAGGCTGGTTTAATCCTTAGCCAGTTTCCAAACGGCGACGGTCTTACCACAATGCTAATACACGCCGAGAGTGGCGAGTACATTTCGGCAACTTACACGCTCCAGGTAGTGAGACAAAACGACCCACAAGCGCAAGGCTCGGCAATTAGTTACGCTCGTAGATATGCAATTACAAGCATTCTAAACCTAGCAATTAGCGACGATGACGGAGAGGCTGCAACACGACCAGTACGCCAGGCTCCAGCGGTTACAAAAACCAAACCGACCGACGAGCAATTTGCCTACATCGTTAGATATCTAAACGGAACGGATGCACAAAAAAAGCAAGCCAAAGAGGCTTTGAGTAAATACATTTTAACACAAGACCAACAAGACACCTTAGACGGATTATTATGAACTTATACGAAATAACAAGAGAGGCTCAAGAGTTAGCCTTTCTACTTGAAACTGACGAGCTTACACCTGAGCTGGAGCAAATGCTGGTAATTAACCAAGAGCAACTCCAGGCAAAGGCTGGCAACTATGCCAAGGTAATCGCAAACATTCAAAGCGATGCAGACGCAATCGACCAAGAAATTAAAAGACTCAAGGCGATGAAGGACAATAAAGAGCGAGCTATTACAAGGCTCAAGGACGCTCTAAGAGAGGCAATGCTAGTAAGTGCCATCGACAAGATAGAAAGTCCTTTATTCAAGCTCTCTTTACGCCGTAGCGAAGCGGTTGAGGTTGACATTGTGGAGGCTTTACCTAGCCAGTTTGTCAATATTAAAAACGTGGTAACCGCTGATAAGGTAGCAATCAAAGAAGCCATTAAACGAGGCGAAAATATTACTGGCGCAAGAATAATTGAAAATTTTAACCTCCAAATCAAATGAGCCATTACACATATTTAGGCAAGTTTATACAACGCCCTGGAGACTTGGCGCCAAAAGGTGTCGCCTCCACATTTAACGAAGAGAAATTACCTTTTAACGAAACATTCGAAAGACTATGGAATTTGATGAAATAACCCAGCAAATCAAGTCCCTTTACCTGGAGGGATTGACAAGAAAAAAGATAGCCAAAACGCTTGGCTTAGATGTTCAAAAGGTTGGCTATTTGCTCTACACAAAAATGAAGATGCATGAGATTTACCCTCGTAAATTAATGGACGAAAACATTTTCCAAATCCTTACCGACCATCAAATTAGTAGGATTCTAACTTTGGCAACTTACGGCTATTGCTGCCGAGAAATAGCTGAAGACCAAAACCTAGAATTTCGAAAGGTTAAAAAGTTGCTGGATGTGGCAGAGGCTAAAAACATGATTCAGAAAAAAGTATAAATTCTTTTTTATTTCTAAGATTAAGTTTAATATTGCTAAAAATTTAAACCAAAACATACATGAAAACGCTATTTAAAATCATTTACACAATCCTGGCTTTCGCGCCAATCTTTGCCTTGTTTTATATGCTTGGCTTAAAATTATCCTAAACACCTAAAACCAAACTCCTATGGAAACGATTAAAATTAAAACCACGCATTTTGTAGAAACCGAGTTTAATTTACCTAAGTACTTTAAAATTGCTCATCACTACCAAATGATTTTGGACGACAAAAATTACTTATTTGTCAAGTCTCGTTTAGAAAATACATTACTTATTTATCCTGAGATTTCAATACATCCAATTAGCTATTCTGCTGGACGCTGGTACGACGAAACCATTAAACAGGAACTAATACCAATTAGCGAGCAAGAGTTTAAAGACGAGTTTACAAAAGCAAGTGTTGAACTATTAAACTATTTGAATTGATGGAATCGACCGACTCTCAAAACGCACTTATCAAGGGATGGCTTTTAAACGGCCATTCCCTTACTCAGCTAGAAGCTTTGACCCAGTTTGGATGCTTCAGGCTTGCGGCTAGGATTGCTAACCTTAGAGATAAGGGTTTTAATGTAGAAACCGACATGGTTACGCTAGAAAATGGAAAAAGAGTTGCACGATATTTTATAAAACGATGACACCTAAAGAAAAAGCTATTGAAATTTATACTAAAATGTATAACGAAGTTTATGCCTCTTATGGGACTGATTTTTTAGCGAAACAATGCGCTTTAATAGCGGTTAATCAACTTGTTGATGAAATTATTTCTTTTGATTCTCAAATGTCAGAAGCAAGGCTTTTCGATAAAGATTTAAAATATTGGTTAGAAGTAAAAAAAGAAATCGAAAAGCTATGACACGAGAGGAAATAATAATAGAACTCAACCACAGAGCAACCCAAAAGTATTTGGTATACTTGGCCCTCCAGGAAATCATGCTGGATTATTACGAGGACATTACGATGTTAAAAGCCTTTGACGGCGATTTAAAAACCAAACACAAAAACATGATTAACGCGCTAAAAAGAAAGTCAACCGAGGCGTTTAGATTCTTGGAGAATTACGATGGAGGAGAGGCTACAATTAAGCAGTTTCACGAGTTTGTGACCTTGTTTGAAAAGCTGCATCATTCCATTGACAAGGGCGGCTCTTTGTTTCACGATTGCCTAAATGCTATAGAACTAATCTTAAATAATAATGAGACACAGAAACCTAACTGAATACGAAAAGCAGCTAATTTTTGAAAAATGGCAAGACCGTACACCTACAAAGGTAATTGCCTTGGAAATGGGTGTAAGTTATATGTGCATTTATTACCAACTAAAGAAGCGTAACTTGGTTGGTTAAATCCAAAATGTTTATATTTGTGTATTAAATGAGAGATTTAAGAGGTCGGAGCCTTAAATCTTTCATAGGTGAAATTCACCCAAGGCCCATCGACTCCGACACGATAGGGCCTTTTTTATTTTACTTATGAGCGGATGGATTAAGGTACACAGGCAATTATCAAACCATTGGATTTGGGATAAACCCGAATATTTAAAATGGTGGTTGGACATTTTGATGCAAGCCAACATCGAACCAAAGAAGGTTTTAATTAAAAACCAGCTTATAGAAATCAACCGAGGCGAGGTTGTTTATTCTTACGAAACCTGGGCAAATAGATGGAAAATTAACAAATCTAAAGTTTTGAGGTTTTTAAAAATGCTTGAGAAAGATTCAATGATTGTGTTAAAAAGCGAAACGGTTACGACACGGATAACTATCTGTAAATATGATACTTACCAAGGTGAGCGAAACGATAGTGAAACGCAAGTGAAACGCACACGAAACGCAAGTGAAACGCAAGTGAAACCAACTAAAGAAGTAAAAGAATTAGATAAGGAAATAAGTAAAGAAATGTTTATCTCTTTGGATGAGATTACGCAAGAGATGGCAAAGGAAAAGCCAATGCAAAGACCTTACTTTTTAAGGATGCAAGAAATACACGGAATAAGTGAAAGCCATGTAAAAGACTATTTCACTAAATGGAAAATATTAAAGGAAGGAGAAGCAATGACAATAAGCAAAGCTCAGAACTCATTTAACCTTTACTTAAAAAATAGTTTATCCAGCAATCAAGGCACAAAAGAAAATGAGCCTCCTAAATACGCTAAATCAACAATAAAAGACAACTGGTGGTAAGATGAAAGAGATACAAGAATTAAACGACCTAAACAGAAATGTTTGGGGATTGATTGTACAAGCTCAGCAAACTAAGAATTGGGCCTTAATGGAAGTAAACCTAAAAAGGTTGTACGCTCTACAAAAAAAGTATGTCAATATTATAAATTTACAAGATTACGATTTAAAAGGTACTAAATTAGCATTGCAAGAAGAGGCAAGGCAAAATAGGATATTTGAAAGGCAATGGTTTACAGACCTAGCCAAGAAGCAAGGCAAATACAACGAACTTAAAACGGAAATTGATAAATACTTTTTTGAATGAAAAAACATAACAAAGAGTTCGACCTAGATTTTTGCGAGGCATCAATTAAGACATTTGCTGGCCAACGCGAGTCAATGCTAAACAATTTCCGTAAGGGCAAAGAGGCTGGGAGTAAAACCTATGTAAGGGATATCGACCAAGTAACCAGCGGAGGATTGCAAAATAAGATGTGGTCTTGGAAGGCTGGAGAGTTTAACTTGTGGACGGGATACAACAACGAAGGTAAATCCCAATTCCTTATTTTTCTTTGCGTCTTAAAGGCAATAAATGAGGGTTGGAAATTCGCTTTTTTTAGTCCTGAAAATTACCCTCCTGACGAGTTCTTCGATGACATTATACACACGATAACTGGAAAGAGTACCGACCGAGCTTACAAGAATTTTGACCTTAGCGAAGAGGAGTATTTAAATGCCTTTGATTTGGTAAAGGATAATTTCTTTTTTGTTTACCCTGAAAAAAACGGAGTTCCTGACTTTAGAATAGAACAGATTGAAAGCGTATTTGAGTTTCTTGTGTGGGAGAGAGGAGTTAACGCGGTAATTGTTGACCCGTACATTAAAATCCGTCATGAGATGGGCCCTGGAGAGCAAGAGCATTTGTACGCGTCGCGCTTTATGATGGACCGAATCAACTTTACTCGAAAGAATAATGTTTCTTATCATTTGGTAATGCACCAAACAACACCACGAAAAGAGAAAGACGGCAATTATCCGCCTCCAAGTCTCTACCAAATTAAGGGGGGGGGTACCTTTGCAGATTCGACCGACAACACCATAAGCGTTTGGAGACCGAATAGAGCAACCGACCCTAACGATACAACGCTAATAATTAAGACGGATAAGATTAAGAAGCAAAAGCTGGTTGGAATACCTTTTGAGATTACAATTGATTTTAACAGAAAGCGCAACCGTTACATTGGTAAAGATGGATTCGATTACTTTGCAAACGCAAATGTTAAAAGCCATCAATTTCCAGGAGTAGAAAAGTTTCCCAATTTGGGAACAAATAATTTTGAGATTGAAACAGAAACTAAATCACCGTTCTAAAAATATGGCAACTACTTATTTTTTATCAAACAGGAAAGAAAAAGATTGGGTGCAATTAACTAGGCAAATACAAATGTTTTGCCTTAGGAAAGGAATACCATTAGACGCAAATATTAATATTGAAATTAGTGAATCAATGATTTTTCAAACAGGATTACAGACAGTAAAAATAACTATTAACTAAAAAAACCATGAGCAAGATTTACGGCGGAAACGCAAAAATTATCCAAACCAAGTTTGGCGAAATGACAAAGATTAGCCAAAGCCGTAGCGATTTAGAAAAGCTATTGGCATACCTAAACGCAAACGATTCAGAATGGGTAAACCTGGTATTAAAGGAAAAGCAAGAAAAGGTTGAAGGCAAGCCAACTCACTACTTGGAGGTTGACGATTGGAAGCCAGTACAAGTGGCAAACAAGCCGACAGAGAAACGCATTGTCGAAAACGATAACTTACCTTTTTAAATGAAAAAAAATGATTTGTACGCAATCTTTGTGGCGCTTGTAGGGATTACCCTACTGGCGTTGCTAAAGGTTTCTAGTTTGCTGCTTTTTGTAGTGGCTTTGGCTTTGTGGACTTTGGCTTGGTCTTGGATTTACAAAAAATGTAAATGATTCAATTTAAGATAAACGAAAAGCCTTTGAGTGTTAATTTAGCTTGGCAAGGCAAACGTTTTAAAACGCCAGCTTACAAAGAATACGAAAAAGCAATGCTCTTGCGTATGCCAGCGTCAAAGGTGGACACAAGCCAAATGTTAAGGGTTGAGTTTTTTTTTGGCTTTAGCAACAAAGCTTCTGACCTTGACAATCCCGTAAAGTTATTATTGGATTTGGCTCAGAAAAAATACGGCTTTAATGATTCGAATGTTTACGAGTTAAACGTCCGCAAATGCATTGTCAAAAAAGGAGATGAGTTTATACAGATGGGGATTTATAATTTATTGCCGTTTTAAACAAAAATCTAGTTTTTAACTTGTATTATTATCGGAATCCTATATTTGTCTAAAGAATAAGGAAATGAGCATTTACGAAGGGTTATTCATACGAAAAGCACGCAAAGCCGCTGGTTATACGCAAGAGCAGTTGTCCGAGAAAATCGGACTATCCTTGGCTCCAATTAACCAAGTGGAAAATGGTTGGGAAAGCATAAGCTTAAACAGACTTAGACAGATTTGCGAGGCAATTGGCTTGGAGGTTGTAATTAGACGAAAAGATGCCGAGAATCCAGCCAACTAAAACCGATTATTCGTTAGAAATTAGATACAGACTAAGAGATGGCCAATGGTCTCCTTGGTCAAATAAAGGAAAAGGCAAGTTTGAGACAATAGAGCTTGTACAAAGGCAAATTAGAACGCTGGCGGCCGCTTATCAACTTAGAGAGAAAGAGGTACGATTTGAATGGAATGGAGTTCTTTGCGACTTTGCTGGCAATAAGACTGGCGAAGTTATTACACTTAAATAGTTAGTTTTGGGTTAGTGTTAACTGGAAAGCCTTGCTCAATCGGGCAAGGTTTTTTTACTTAAATTTGTGATTATGGAAAAGCATTTAC